GAAAGTTTAGACTTGACAACTAATTTTAGTTCATCAACTTTTGACAGCGGACAGCGAAATGCAACCGTTTTTGTTTCCTCTGAATATTTAGGCTTAGCACCCGAGCCTTGTCGAGTGCCTCCCCTTGTTTCTTTTTTCTTTTTCATTATTTTAAAAATAAATGTGGTTTTGAATTGATTAGTTCCATTTGTGATTTAATCAACTTTCTACCTCCCATCATTCCGATACCTTCACCAGTTTCTTTTATTGTGGCAGTATATCTATTTGTTGCCCATCCTGGATTATTTAAAGCAGTCATATAATGACTATACGCTTGAACTATAAAAGTCATATTAGAGTGTTTAACTTCAACTACTTTTACTTTTCTTGTGTTTGTGTTTTCTAAAGTTCTCATTTTTTTTTGTTTTTTAATGATATGCTTAATTGCTTATCTGATACAAATATACAACCTTATTTTGATTTTGCAAACTATTTCAAAGATATTTTAAAATTATTTTCTAAAGTGCTGAAAATCAAAGAGAGAAAAAAAACAGCAGCTAACACGCAATTGGCAAAATAAAAGCCATTGAGCATTGTGCTAACCATCAACATTGGTGGTAGGCTTTTACTTCGCCAATCGCCACCGTTATTAATCATTTTGATTTTGAATTCAAATATTTACCTATTTTCTCCAATGTTGTTGTATGGATTCCTTTTCTCTCATTTCCTGAATGTAAATAGATCCAGAGCTGGTTTTGGCTTATTCCAGCATCCTTTGAAAATTTGTTTTCTGAGATGTTATTTTTGGTAATATAATCAGTTATTAATTTGCGTGTAATTTTATTGATATTAGATAGTTCTTTTAGTGTCATTTGTTCGTGTTTTTAAAGGTTTCGTTGTAGTATATTTGTGCTCCAATCTCTATTTGAGATGGTGTTCTTTCGGTATCATCAAACCAAACTACCGCATCAATTATCTGTTGCTTCTCCATTTCTTTGGCTTGTTCCAAATTTATTACTCCAATATTTACTTGAGGACAATTGCTTTCATCATACCAAGTATTTTTATTTAATTGCTCTATTAACCACTCAACTGCTGTTTGTTTTTCCATAATATCATTTTTTAGTTTTATTTTTTCCACTGTATTAATAATTCATGTTTTCCATTGTATTCCACTCTTGTTGAATCACGCTCAAAAACCTTTCTGACTTCTATTTCTGCATTATCTAATAATATTGAAACAAAAGAATGTCCATCAACATCAACATGATGAGTTCGTGTATTCAATCCTATTTCATTTAATGCTTTAAGAAGTGGTATGGCTTGTTTATTTGCTACAAAAGTTCCATTTCCAAAATCTACAATTTCGTGTTCATCAGTTAATTCATGGTGGTGATTGCAGTTCTTGTATTTTTCACTGGGTACTTGTTTCATAATATCAACTTATAGGTTTATTTTTTAATAAATGCTTCTGCTTCACTACATACTCCTATAATTATTCCGAGTGGTAATCCCCAAACTGCATTTGGATTCCACATCAAAATTATTATTGCAACAACAAATGCTCTGAAAAACATTCTTGCTACTTTTTGAATTAACTCCATCATAATATCAATTTAAGATTTATTTTATGATAATTCACAAGATTTAATTACATATTCCATTTTATGCACTAGGTCTTTTTTATTTAACCCTAAATTCATGTAATTATTTATTAACTTGAATAGTTCAACTTCAAAAGAAGAACTAATTTCTTTCGTTTTAATATCTTTTTCTCTTTCCTTTTTCATAATATCAACTTATAGGTTTATTCTTCTTCTTGGCAACAATCACAAGCTCCATTTGGGTTACACATTTGTTCTACATCTCTCATCTCTCCGCATGAAGGGTATTGGTGTGCATCAACTAAAACTCTTTTACGATTTTGGCATCCGTTCTCATCACAATAGTTCATTGTGCATTTTTCTTTTGGTGTCTCACAAAAAGACCAAGGTTTTCTATTTCTCATTTTATTGTTGTTTTAAATGTTTCGTTGTAGTATTGTTCATCTTCTTTATACATAGCACCATTATCTCTTAAATCTTGTCTTCCACTATGTCTTGCTGATTTAATCTGTTGTTTCCCCATTTCTTTGGCTTCATTCATTATTGAATCAATCCATTGATAATTGTTACCATAAAAAGCTGAATAACTTGGTATTGTTTCAAGTTCTTTTCTTAACCATTCTACTGCTGTCATAATTTTAGTTTAAAGGGAGCTTTTACACTCCCATTGTTATTAAAATGGATCGTTGTCAAATTCGTTTTGGATCGGAATATTTGTTGTTGTGCTTCCTAAATTACTAGTCTCAATTTGCCATCCCTCAAATGTATTAAAGCATTTCTCTATTCCATCTGCTCCCGTCCATAAACGTCCCCTTAAATTGATTGAAACGCTTATCATGTCGCCTTGTCTAACGTTGTTTAAAAGGTCGCATTTAGCATTTGTAAACTGAATTGACAAATACTCTTTATAATCGCCTTTTACCACTTCCATAATAACCTCACGTTTTTTGAACTTTTCGCTCTTAATTTCTTCTTGACTTACCTTGTAGACTTTTCCACTTACTTTTTGAACTTCACTCATTTTTACTTATTTAATTAAACATTAATAATTGTGCGTTTATTTTAATTCTATTTTTCCAATCGTCAGATTCTTTTTTATACTCTTCGCATAAAACTCTAAATTTGCCCCATTTTGAGCGATTTAACAATAGTTTAGTAGCTTTGACTTTACCTATTCCGTAAATTCCTTTTATATTGTCGCTAACGTCTCCTGTTAACATCATTTCAAAAATTAGGTTTTCAGCTTGTTCTTTGGATATTTGAATAAATCCTTTGCGCTTTTTTACTTCTTTTCCAAATTCGTCAATAATATATTGCCCGTTTTCATCTTTGAGCTTCATTTGGTAGTAATCAAAATGTAAACCTTCAATTTGCTTTAAATCTTTATCAATTGAACAAATAATATAATCGTCAACATCGTATAATTGAGAATTGAAATAAATCAAATCGTCAGCCTCATATTCATCACTCGCAAATGAATTAGGTAAATAATCAATCAAATACTTTCTTAAATCACTTACCCATTTATTGCGCTTTCTATTGGCTTTATAATTCGGCTCAATTTCTTTGCGAAAATTCTTTTTACAATCAGTAAAGAAATACTTTGTTTCGCTCACTTGTACCGTTTCCTCAATTTCATTATGAATGTCAAAATACATTTTTTCAAACCTATCATATCCACGTTGTAATATTTCAAGTTCAATTGCATATCTTGACTCGCCTTTTTGTAGTAACGCTCGAATCTCTCCAAACGTTACTACTTTATAAATTGCCTGATAAATTAAGCTGTCAGCGTCAAATAAAATTACTTTACTCATAATAATTGTAATGCTGACTTTTGCAAATCGGTTAACTCAAATTTAAATAAATCCTCTTTTTTGGCGTCTCCAGAATGAATTGCAATAATTGCATTTTCAAATCTATCATTAGTCAATAAAGGCTTTTGCTTTTGAGGAACTTCAATTGCGCTTGAATGCGTTTTATCTGTATCATCAATTGCACCCGTTGGAACTAAAAAAGAGTAAAGTAATGCGTTTTTTAATGCGTATGTTGTCGCCTTACCAGCTGACTTGTCCTGTGTATCAACTCCATGACCATAACCCACAATCGTTAAACTTTCGTTTGTAAGTGAATGCGTAATTAAAAACTTAGCAATAACCTCTGTGAAAATACTTTGCTTTTGTTTTATTTGCGTCTTTCCGTTATACGTTTCCTCTGCCTCCCAACGGTCAATCTGTACCTTTGGCTGTATGTCAATTGGTAAACACGTTAAATTGTTCTCAGCCATTGCACTTCCAATAATGTATTTTACGTCTTTATCCGCAACCCCTTTGTAAGAATTTGCACCAGATCCAACAGTCATTGACTTATCAATATTTTTAACGGCCCTCATTACGTTAATAATTGATTCGTGCAATCCACTTGTTCTCGGTAACTCAATTTCTCGATTTGTTTTTTCAGCCTCTAATACTGAATCAAATGTTTCTTTTTTCATGTCTTTTATCTTTTAGTTGAACAAATATAAACTTTATTTTAATATAACTAACTATTTTAATAAATTATTTTTAAAATCTTCTAAATTTCTTATTAACCAATATTCAAAACCTAGTATTTCAACTTTATTTTGGAATATCTTTTGATTATCTGATTGCTTACCAGTAGCATCTTTAAACTCGCAAAATATAACTTTATTAGAAAGTATAATTATCGTATCTGAAACGCCTGAAAGCATCCCTAGTGATTTCTTGTACATTTGCTCAACTACAGATTTACCCTCATTTGGAACGCTAAATATTAAATTATTTGTTTTTAGATTATTATTCCTAAAATAAATAACGCATTCTTGTTGTATTTTACCTTCCGATTTTTTCATCTCTTTTTTTGTTTATAATATCAACTATAAAATCTCTATGCCATTTGTTAAATTTTTTATTATATTTTTCACACCATTTTTCTAATTCAATTAATGCTTGTAAATTACACCAATCATCTGTTACAATAGTTCTATATTTTGATTGATAATTTAAAATGTGGTCGCAAATTTTGTATATTATTGAATAAGGTTTCCAGTTCTTCTCTTCTGCTAATAAAAATAATTGATCTAATGGAACCATTATTGGATTTTCTTTTACTAAAAGATATAATTTTTGCTCTTTTTCCTCTTTGGCCTGTGCTTCTCTTTCAGCTTCAAAATCATGGCCACAATTATCACACGTTATTTTTCTTGTATGCAAAGTAAATCCACATTTTGGGCATTCTTTTATAGGCATTGCACCCTCAGAAGTTTTCTCTTTTCCTTTTTTACCCTTAGCAAAATACGTTTCCCAATCAAAAAAGCCATCATAAAAACCATGTCTAATAGTATTTTTTCCCAAATCAATAACGGTGAAATCTTCTTTATTTTCTGATAACCTGGAACCCCTACCAATCATTTGTAAATATAAAGCAAGTGATTTTGTCGCTCTATTTAAAAAAATTGTCTTAATTGTTGGCTCATCAAACCCAGTTGTCAATACTCCAACGTTGCATATTATAGCATCATTTTGTGTTTTAAAATTATTTAGTATCTGTTTACGCTCAATCAAAGGCGTTTCACCCGTAATTCTATACACGTTTAAGCCTTCTTCTTTTAATGCTTCATAAACAGTATCGTTATGTTGAACATTCACATTAAATATCAATGCTTTTTTACCAGGTGAAAATTCCCAATATGCATTGACTACATTTGACACCATTTTTTCAGAAGAATAAAAATCTTGTAATTCCTTTTCATCAAATTCACCACGTTTCTCTTTAAATTTTTGAACACCAACCAAATCACTTGCAACTCCGTAAACCTTACAATTCAATAAATATTTATCAAATATTAGTTTATCAATAGAAACGGGCATTATCATTTTATCGTAATAATTTGATAATGGTTTATCATTTATTGGAGTTGCTGTAACACCTAGAATTTTTGTTCTTTTATCTAAAAAGTAAGGCATTTTTTTAAAGTTACCAATATGGCATTCATCAATTATTACCAATCCAAAAAATGGGAGTTTATCCAATCTTCTGTGTAATGTTTCAACCATTCCAACATAATAATCGTAATTATTAGGAATTAATTTCACTCCCTTTTCAATACAAAATACCTTTTCACCTAATGAATTTTTGGCTTGTTCTAATAATTCACTTCTATGCACTAGGATTAAAACCTTTTCAACATTTTCAGTAAAATAACGTTTTGCTATTTCACAAAATGTATAAGTTTTACCGCTCCCAGTTGGCATTTGTAATAATACGTTTTTCTCTTCGCAATTCTCGAAAACATCAATTGCTGCATTTTGATAATCTCTTAACATTTTAATTAAATATTACGTTATAAACTCTTCTTGTTTTACCATTTAGGCATTTAATATGTTGCTCAAATGCACATATTTTTAATGCTTGTCCCATTCGTTTATTTGTTGTCCTGAATGAAGGATAAAGTTTTTCAAATTCTAACTTTATTTCGGTATTTGTCATTGATCCGTAAATATCTGTTTTCAAATGTTTTTGTATTAACTCAACTTCTCCCATTATTTCAGTGTTTTTCGTTGTTGATTTGTTCAAAAACTCAATTTCTTGTTTATTCAAAAACCAACCTTTCTTATCTTTTTCCCATTCGTTGTATAATTCAATAAATAATTTTGTTTTGTCAATCTTTACATAACGCTCAAAATCAAATGAAATTAAATTTATTGGAATAATTCTTCTGTTACCAGTTGGATCGTTTATCACGTCATAATCATTTGAAGTACCTCCCAATACTGATAATCTATTTAAATCTTCTGAAACCTTACCATAAGGCATACGCACTGAAAAAGTTTGTTGCGAAGATAACCGCTTCAATTTTGTAGCATCTTTTTTAGTTTTACCTCCAAATTCATCATCCACAATTAACCATTTCTTTGTCATTAAAATTTCACTATCTTTTCCATCATCCAAATTTGACTCAGCATAGAACTTTTTTAAATCAGCAGGAAATAAATTTCTAAAAAATTCAGTCTTTTTTATTCCTTGTTCACCACTCAAAACCAAAATCATAAGTGAATAAGTACCAAACGCACTACCAATTAACCCTAGCATCCACTTTTTTAAATAAACATCTAAATAATCTGTTACCAGGTGATTTCCTTTTTCATCATAAATAATGTGATCAACATCAAAACATTTTATTAATTCATCAAATTGATTGCCCGTTTCAATATGTTTATTTTTATCAAACCATTCATGAATTGGATTGTAAGAAACCGAATTGTCTCTATTTTGAATTAATGTAAAAACTTTATCCTTTGAAATACCGTCATCAATTTTCTGCCAAACAGTTGTGTAAAATTTAGCCAAAATTCTATCTGTCATTTCTTCATTTCCAAATTCAAAATTTCTAGTTATTTCATTGAATCTTACTTTTGAGAATTTTATTAAATCAATAATTAATGATAATTCGGTTTCTTCTTCTTTTTTATTTTCTGTTAAACGGCCTATTATATTTTCGTCATCATTTATTTTTAACTCTTTTAAAACCTCTTTTGGATTGTCAGTTAATCGAACTATTGATTTTATTTGTTTTGTTTTTTCGGAAAATATTTGTATGCCTGCCTCTTTAAATTTAAAATACACACTAGAAATTGATATACCTGTTGCATCTCTTTTGCAAATCTTTGTATAATCTTCATCTACTTTTTTATAATCATATTTTGAACTACTAGAACAAAGCGCATGAAAATAATCTCTTCCATCATATTTAAATTCTGAGGCCAATCCAAACCCCAATTTTAAATAATCTTCATAAGAATCAAATAAATTCATTCCTTTCGCCTGGTTTACCATATCGTCAAAATCTGACTTTACAACAAACTGTTTTGTTTCCCGAATGATAATATCTTTTTTCTTTAAATATTTCTTAAAAACTTTTGATTTTTCATTAATAAATAAATGCGGATCAAATGAAACAAATCTCAATCTTGAAACATCTTTACACGCTTTATCAATTACAATGGAATAATTTATAAACAAATATTCTTCTATTCCTAAAAACGCTTCTAAATGCTTATTTCCGTCAATACGAATATAAATTGCGTAACCACCATTTCCCGAAACTGAATCATGTAGACAATGAATATAATCATCTTCTTTTAATTGCTCAATATCCAAATTGCAAACCTGATCTTTTGCATCCACATCAATACAAATCAATCCTGAATGTTCTAATAACCCCTTTGCATTTCTAACTTTAAAAACCCCCGAAGGAGTTAAGGCCATTAAATTTGTTTTTTCAAGTTTCCCAATTCTATAATTTAATACCGAATCTTGCCAACGGCCATTTTTCACACCCTCAAAAAATTCACTTTCTGAAATATTCTGTTTCGGAATTGCGTCTTTTTCTTTTACTTTTTCAAACAAACTAATCATATTTTTTTGTATTAAATGACAAAACCCCTTTGAACTTTCACTATGCAGAGCTACTCATCCAAAAGGGTTTTTAATAATTTCCTCTAGTTCCTGCATGAACTATAATACAAAGTTAACCTATTTTTTGAATTATTACACATTACAGAAGAATAATTCTTGTGTAATAATGTGTAATCCTTGCTATCATTGGTCTATAACCCTATTATTACACATTACACTAGATTATCATATTTATAACTACTACAGAATAATAATAATTTATTTTTTTATTCAATTGTTTACGTTAGAACTCTCTTGAAATATACGTTTTTTCTGTAATGTGTAATAATTGCTCGTAAATAATTGATTTTTATACTGTTACATTATTACACATTATTTGAATTCTTCTGTAATAATCTATCAAACGAAAAAAACCACCCTATTTCTAAGATGGCATTTTTAAAAAGTTGCTGATTTTTACTTTAAAATTATTTGATAAAGTTGTTTTCCTGACAATCCAACCGCGTGAATAAATCCTTTCTCTGAGGTTGATAAATAAGAAATAGTATCGAAATTATAGACTGTTATTCCTTTCATTTTGCTTATTCCGTCATTCTTAACATATCCCTCAAATTCCAGCTCCTGAGCATCACATTCAAAGTTGATGAATCTGGTCTTTTGCGTCCTGTATTGATTGACTGATTTAATTAATGTCTGCATATTTTTTAGCTATTAAGTGATCCATTATTACTAAACAATTCATTTCGTTAATATTCATATCTTCATTTGAGGATATATCAATTTGAATATGGTATTTTATTTCGTCCATTACTTTCAAATATTCAGGATACTGATTCGAATTAAGCCTAGAATAAACACATTTTACAGCATGAATAACTGTTGCATGGTCCTGATTAACTAAACTACCAGCTTTCATAACTGTCATTCCTTCCAGCCTCGCAAAACTTACCAAAAACTGTCTCCAAATTCTAATGTCAGCAATTCGGCTTTTTTCTTGTAATTCTTTGAATGAATACGGGCTAGAATCAATAACATCTTTATAATTTATTCGTGTTAAATTCATTAACTGTTTCAATTCATCTTCAACGTGTGCCATTTTTTATCGTTTTTAGTTGATTTAAGCGTGTTTATTTAACTTGTTGATTAATGACATTCAGATAGTCTAAATAAAGGCTTAAATTGAAGCTACCACCTTTGTCGTTTTCTGACTTTTGTCCTTTCCAAAATCTCATCATTGTTGCGAGATCCGATTTAACGGAAATAAATGTATTTTTTTTAGTTCTTTTCATGTTATAAATCGTTATAAATTTGTTCTCTAATTAATGATTTTAATTCTATTTCTTCGTCTAAACTATCTAGCAAATAAGAAACGTCAACCCCTCCAATTTCCATTGACTCAATATCTATTTGGTCATGTGCAATGCTAAACTCAATATCAATTGGCGTCTGCTTATATCTAACTGTCATGTAACTCATAATGATAATGTTTTTAAAACTGTGTTAAATACCTCTTTATATTCAGCTCCTTTAATGATTTGAAACCCCTCCTGAAACGCTATTGATGTATGTACACCTCCAATGGAATAACCCTCTTCATATCCATTAAAAATTTGTATTGTCAATTTTTCATTAACAACGTGCCAAAAGTGAAAGCCTGATTTGCTTTTTACATAACAAGGGAATTGTATTTCAACTTCCTTTTTTACGATTTCTGTAACTTGAATTTTCATAATTTCTAATTTTAATTTCGTTTCTGTCTGACAAATATATTAACTTTATTTTAATATAATACTATTACACACAAAAAAAGTACAAAAAAATGTGAATAAAAAATAAAACCCTTTGTTTATAAGGGCTTTAAGATTGAAAATATTTTGATTTATTTTAGAATTCTTTTAATAAACAGTAAGAAACAACCTTTTGAGGCTCAACAAAATCTATTATTTTAACGTAATTCGGGGTGTTATTGATGACTTGACAACCTAAACTCCATCCTCCAATTATTTGCTTAACCTCTTTATTGTCGAAATTATAAGTATTTGCATGAAAATTAATGCCACAAATTACAGGAAGGCTTACATTTTCCTCAATCTTTTGGTCCTTGTCCCCATCTCTAGAAATTAAGAATGGTCTAACTTGCTTTAAAGCTCGCATTTTACCTTTATGTAAGCCGTATTTCCAAACGTTATAATAAAACTCATTCGTCTTTATGACAGCAACCCCATCCTTATTATAATCGTCATATTTTAACAATCCATTTTTTCCAGCGTTTGTTGTGCCTGACGTTACTAAAATGAATTTTTCACCATAAAATAAGTAAAATTTATCGTCAAACATATTGAACGTGTCCTCATCGGATTGAACTCCCAAGATCCAGTAATCTTTTGGGAAGCCTTTAAAACTAGGTAATGATTTAACCTTGTTTAATAACTGACTATCTGTGTAATTCTTTACCATTTCATGTATTTTATTCCAATAATATATCCTATGATTGCTATTCCTAAACATACAAGGCCCATTATTAATTGATAATCGTTTTTCATTTTACTACTTTTTGAGCGTGGTATAATGCTTTTCCTCCAAAGATAATTGTACCAACAGTTAAACATAAAATTCCAACAGGATTAACAATCAAACCTGTTGCCAAAACAGCTCCACAAATTGAGCCAATAGTTGTTGCAATCTGTCCTTTTATTCGGTCTTTTCTTGGCGTTCGTTTTTTAATTCTCTCAATCATGTT